ACGCAGGCCCGGAAACTGATCTCCCTGCGGCTGGTTGGCCACTGCGAACTCGCGCTGCGCCTGCTCATACTCGGCCTGCATCGGCTCGGTGGGCGGCGCTGGGGGTGCCAGCTGCTCGTCGATCACGCCCTTGAGGTCGTCAGGAGTGAGTTCACTGGCAGGCTTCTGCCTGATCTGGGTGGCGGCAAACCCTGCGCCCATACCCATGCCGGCCATCATGCCCTGCGCTGCCGCCTCGGCCACGCCATCGGCGAACGGTCGACCCAGTGCGACGTTCTGGAATACCTGCTCCTGCGCGGACTGCGGCAGTTCCTCGAACACGCCCTCGACCAGTGCCGACGTGCCGACACGCTTGAGGTACCCGGGCTTCAGTGCATCCTTGACCGAGCCGCCAGCCAGTGCGACGTCCACATCAGGCAAGCCAAACTTCGTGGCAATCTAAGCGAAGCGCCGACCTGACCTGCCGACAACGTGCCGTCCTCGGTCTGCTGCCGAACACTTTCTGCCGTACCACCTGCAATGACTGCACCTTCGCCGATACCAGCCCGGGCACCGAACCCCAGCTTCGGAGCAAGCGCACCGACCCCGCGACCGATCGCGCCGCCACCCGCCGTGGCAGGAATGGATTCAAGAATCGCGTGGCCGATCGTGGACGGGTTCTGCGCCATGTACCCCAGCGTTGGCAGAAAACCTTTGGTCTCGGCCAGACCCCTATTCAGCTCCTGCCGGTACGGGCTGTACTGCGCTTCCAGCACGGCTTTCGCCTCTGCCGGTCGGTAGCCGATACCCTCAAGCGCCTTACCTGCATAACCCATCGTCGGCAGGTTCGCCAGACCAACCAGCGCCTCGCCCGCGCCGATGACACCTTTGGCACCGGTTACAGCAAGATCGGACCACTTGCCGGTCTTCGCCGGGGGCGCCTTGGGTGCCGGTTGCAACGCCATCTTCGAGAAGTCAATCTCGTCATCCGGTGTGCCCGTACCTGCCGGAGCAGCCGCCGCATACTGCTTGAGGTAGTCCTGAATCGACGGCATTACTCTTCCTCGGTCTGGTACGCCTGCATCAAGCTGGCCAACGAATCCCGGTTACCGAACGAGGATGCGTACCGCCGCTCGACCTCAGCCTGCTGTTCTGGTGTACGGGGCGTGCCGTCAGCGTTCAATCCTGCAAACACGAACAGGGCCGTCTTATCCTTCATCGTCGTAGGCTTGCCGGCTGCGGCTTTGGCACGTGCGGCTGCGATCGATGCAGCGGCTTTCTGCTTTTCCACCTCGAAACCTTTGCCTGCGGTCTCAGCACCCACATCCGTGCCATAGACCGAAGCGCCCACCCGAGCCATCTCACCCTGCAGACCCAAATCCTGACCCCGGCGCTGTGTCTCAGAGCCAATCTTCGCCACCTCGGTCGAGGTTTTGCCGGCCATCTGCCGTTCTAGCAGGGGAGCCAGTGCTTGCAACGCAATCTTGTTCTGGGCAACACCGACCGGTCCGCCCTCGCCGCGCCCGATCGCGCCCATCAAGCTGTTGAACTGGCTCATCATCGGGTCGGGCTTCTCGCCGGACAGCACGCCACGCCCTGCGGCAATCTCAGCCTGCGCGGGTTTGAACGCCTGACCACCGAAGTCAGCAGCGCCCATTCCGGCACCGCCTTGCTTGCTGGTCCAGTTGGGCATGCCGCTGTACCGTACTGCGCCAGTACCATCCCCGCCGCCTACGCCTGAGAAGGACAGCACGCCGTTCGGCTGGCGCGTGACGTTAATGTTGGTCGGTTGTGCTGCCGGGACGATCCCCATTGCAAAATCACTGGCCTGTTGTGACGCCTTGGCTCGTGCTTTGTCCGAAGCAATCTGCTCTTTGGACGGCAGGCCGGCGCCGGGAACGTACTTATTGTCGGGCTTTGCTGCCGGGGCTGCAGGCTTGACTGCGGGGACAACCGGGGCGGGTGCGGTGGGAGCGGCGCCGGCTGCAGGCATGATGTTTTTCATTGTCCTGTCCCACATCTGACCGAGCGTCAGCGCCTCGAACTGCTGAGGCTTGTACGTGTCCCCGGTAAACCCGGTCTGGAAGTTCGCTACGCCCTTGGCCACTGCGTTCGCGATGCCGGCAGCTGGGATGCCGACCACTTTCGGCGCCTGATTGACAAGATTGCCGTATCCCCGCGCTGCCGCACCCGCGGTATCGGCGATGACTCGCGCATCGGACCCGAGGGTCTTGGCAGGATTCGCGGCCCGCTGCTTGATCGTGTCGGCAAGCGACACCGACATTGCGTTGTACGCCGCTGCCGGGGTGCCGGGAGCCATCTCGCGCCCTAGAATGTCTTTTGCCATGTCACTGTACCCACGAAAATCCGTTGCGTCCAAACCCCCATTGAAGGGGTGCGAACAGTTTGCGAAGCGAGTCGGTGCGGGCCTGAGCAACCATCGCCTCGAACTCGGTCTTGTATTTGTCGGCCTTCTCGACCGCACCGGCATCACTGTCGATGTTGCGCAGAGCGCGATATGCAGCCCAGTCCAGCAGCCCCAAGTGGTAATCCTCCGGCACCTCGGGTGAAGCTTCCAGATCGTCAACCGTCAATGTCTTGAGGGGCTTGCGCACCACACGCAGGTTAATGATTTCGCCGTCGTAGTCGGCGGTCGGGGTCGGATAGACCCGCATGCTCACCACACCGGTCTTGCCGGACGCTGCGTCCAGCTGCTCGTCAGTCGAGTACGCCAACGGCTTGCCGGGAGGCATCGACGACAACTGCGCTGGGTCAAAAAACAGAGGGTCAGGGTGCTGGATCGAGTTGAAAGCCGAGTGGCCAGCCCGCGCCAGATCACCAACATCGTCGGGAAACTTCGCCGAAATGACGGCAACGATCGAGGGGTGAAGGGTGTACTGCGTGACATCCGTGGCCAAGGCAACCTCGACCACCGACGCGGTAGATGCGTCACGGATCACCAGCCCTTTGCGAGCCAGCAAACCCTGCGCTTCGTCGATGTACTTGATTAGCTGCTCGTCAGACCAGAGGTAGTCTTCCGGACCCGACATAAGGTCGGACCTGTCACGGAGCATGTGTTTCGCCAACTCATCCAGCATGTCCGTCAAGGTCATACCCTACTCCATCATCGTTGCACAATGCGGTAAGGATACAGGGCTTTTTCGCGGTAGCCAATAACCTGTAACGATTGAGGGTCCACAGTGGGGACGGAGGTCACTGCATTGGTCAGAATCTCGACCACACCGAGCGGCACGTCGACTTCCTCGCCTGCGCGGATCAGGTAGCCCCGACCGTTCTCGCCGACAAACAAGCCGGTGGGCGGGATGTTGTCGTTTTCTTCCAGAATGATCCGTACGGTCTTGGGCTTCGTCACGGTCTTGGCTTTCACTTCTTGCGTCGGGATGTTGCTGCCCAATTCAGTCGTCATCTTCACTCTCCATTACGGCTTTTGAAAAACTGGTTTCATAGTCATCTGCAGCGCACATCTTTTCCAGATTTGCGTTCAGAAAGGTGGTCAACTCGTTTACACTCTTGAACGCCATTTCGCGCTCGGGTTCGCGGTAAGGCTTGCTCGCCTTGACCGACAAATCTCGGGACTGGTTCGCCTTGACGATTTCCGGATCACGGAAATACAGCGAATAGCCGTTGGTCAACTTCTTGATGCGAAGGTCGTTACCGTACATGGTTGCTCCTTGAAATTACGGGGCCGAAGCCCCGTAATCAGGTTTTAGCCGATTGCTTCCCATGCGAAGACCTTGCTGGCAACTGCAGTAACCGCAGTCACAGTAAAGCCCCAGCCAACAGCGCCGGTATAGGTGTCAGTCACCTCGCCGACAGTAATGCCGTTGGTGGTTTCCAACGTGCGGGTACCCGCAGCGACGGAGTGAATCGAGGAGGCCGCAGCCATGCCTTGAATCCATTCGTCGGAGATGCGGTCAGTCACGTTGTGAAAACGTACGACGCGAGGCTTGAAGCCGACCACAAACGACGTGGCAGTAGCGGATGCAGAAGAGGTGGCAGCATAGCCGGTAGCGCAGTTGGCAATGCCCGCGGCTTGTGTGGTAACACTGGAGGATAAAGGCATGTTGTTGCTCCTATTTCAGATTGAGTACAGAAGCGGGGGCCGAAGCCCCCGAATCATCAGGCGGTAGCGGCAGTTTCCAGAACAGCCATGAACGCCTGCTGCAGAATCACAGTCTCGGTCCACAGCTTCCAGCCCACGGTACCGCGCTGAGCCAGCGGATCACCAGCGGCGGGCTTCGGGTTCACGACCATGGGGGTCATGGACGATTTGCCCTTGAGCGGGACGATGCCGTAGGCGTCACGACCGAACACGAGGATCGGGTAGACGTCGCAGGCAACAGCCGCGTTGGTGGTGGCACGCATGGTCGCAGCTGCACCACCGAGGTCGGCGTAGGGGGCAGCAACGGTCGTGGTCAGGAAGCGAATCTGCTCGATCGAACCGATCTCACCCTCGAACGGAGTGGTGTGAGGGCCGTAGTCGGCAACAGGCTTGAAGCCGGTCAGGCCGCGCAGGTCGGTTTCGAGGTCCGGGTGGCAAACAGCCATGTACGCCGCTTCGACCGACTTGGTGTTGAAGTCCGGATTGGACGCAACGACCTGAGTGATCTTCTTGGCGTTCTGACGGTTCAGCGAAGTTGCAACACGACGCAGGTCGGTCAGCGAAGGCGGGGTGACGATCAGGTTGCGAGCGCCGACAGCGTTAGCGCGGAACAGGTTGGTACCGGCCTTCAGGATGTTGAAACGCAGGGTCTCGACAGTCAGCGCAGCCTGTTCACCGAGGATGTCGGTTGCAGCCTGCAGCACGGGGTCGGTGTGCGTATCCTGAATCACGTCAGTGATGGTGACGTAATCGCCATACTGCTTCAGGGTGACCGTGTAGTCTTGGTTGGCCAGCTTGGAGCCAGCCGGGGTCACGCCTTCGACCAGCGGAGTCGTGGCCACAGGCACGTAGTACGCACCAGAGCCGGTACCAGCGGAGCCGGTAGCGCCGGACAGGAAGTAGCGACGGAACTTGGCAGTGTTCGTGCTGTTGGTCGGCAGGGGGTAGGTCTGACCGAACTTCTCGAAATGGAGGTAAGGCATCGCACGCTTGAGCATGCGAACCACGGAATATGCTGCAACTGCGGGGCTGATGTCGCCGTAGCCTGTAACTTGAGCCATGTGAATCTCCTAGAAAGTTTCCAAATACCCTTGTGGCTACGCCTGTTTGGCAAACGCTGCGAACGCACCTTCAAAGTCGTTCGGGTCGTCAGCCTGCACAATCGTAGACCGCTTGGAACTGACTGGGGCCAGCGCAGCGACCGCTTGTTTGGTCGTCGCAGGCAGCTCAGCTTCCGTTTTCGGAGTCGTCGCCGCGGGTTGGGTCGGCGCCGTCTCGTTCTTGTACCTCGTCACCAGATCAGCAATCTCATCCGGCGTTCCCTGCTGTATAACGTGTTTGTACGCGTTTTGCAAGTAGGTGGGTTGATTATTCACCCAATCAATCACTTTGTCACGCACATCATCGTAGTCCTCGACTTTTTCGTGCAGGTCGCTGAGGTGTGTCCGTTCCGCCAATGTGCGCAGCGTTTGTGAAATCGGCCCGAGTTCCTTGGCCACTTCACGGAACACGTGGTTGACCAGATCGCGATACTCGGCACGGCGCCGCAACGCTTCCGCCTTGGCAACGTCCGGCCAATCCTTTTCGTACTCGTCCAGCAGCGCTTTCTCGTCCGCCGTGTAAATGTCAGGCTCAGGCTCAGGCTCAACCGCCGAGGCAGGCTCAACTTCCGCTGCCGGCTCGTCCTTCTTCGCTGGG